AAGAAGGGCTTGTACGCGAATATACACGCCAAGCGGAAGCGAATCAAAGCAGGCTCCAAGGAGCGTATGCGCAAGCCGGGATCGAAGGGGGCACCGACAGCAAAAGCCTTTAGGGAAAGTGCCAAGACTGCCAAACGTACCAAGCGAAAGGGGAAGTGATGCCAGGAATGACCAAGAAGCCGTTCAAGGTTTGTGCGAAGTGTCCGTCACCGGGCAAGTGTAAGGCGGCAGGGCGCTGTTTAAAGAAGTACGGGCCTACCAAAAAGAAATGACACGCAACGAAGAGGCGGACGCCTACGTTCAGCAGCAATGGCTGGAAGAGGTCGATGAGGTTCTGAAGCTACGGGACTTGTACGAAGAGACACGGCGCACCAGGGCCTTTGACTTCTATGAGCCCTACCCGTTTCAGTTGCGCTTCCATGAGGCGCGAGACGATCAGGGCAACCGGGCGCGGCAGCGCTGTTTGATGGCCGGTAACAAGACGGGCAAGACCTACTCCGGTGCAATGGAGGTGGCCTATCACCTGACGGGGATTTACCCTGACTGGTGGAAGGGTGTGCGCTTTGAGAGGCCGATTCAAGCCTGGTGTGCAGGCAAGAGCCACTACGCCACCCGCGACATCGTGCAAGCGGAGCTGTTGGGCGAGTCAGGCGATCCCGATGCGTTTGGGACAGGTGCAATTCCACGGGACTTGATTATCAAGACAGAGCGCAACCCCGGCGTGCCGAATGCGATTGGCTTTGCGCTGATTAAGCATGTCAGTGGTCGCAACAGCCGTTTGCAGTTCAAGAGTTATGATTCGGGTCCAGCGGCCTGGATGGGGGTAGCAGTGGACTATGTCTGGCTGGATGAGGAGCCACCGCAGGAGATTTACAGCCAGGCGCTGCGTTCTACGCTGAAGTCTGGAGGTCCGGTAGCCTTGACCTTTACGCCAGAGAATGGCGTGACCGGCGTAGTGGGTATGTTTTTAAACGAGCGCAAGGGCGGTCAGTCGTTGATCCAGGCCACCTGGGATGATGCGCCCCACCTAAGTTTGGAGGTACGCGAAGAGATCCTGGCAGCCTTGCCGCCGCATGAGCGGTTGATGCGCTCCAAGGGCATCCCGATGTTAGGTTCAGGGCAAGTGTTCCCGGTACCGGAAGACAACATCAGTTGCCCTGCCTTTCCGATTCCAGAGCATTGGGCGCGGATTGCGGGAATTGACTTTGGCTTTGACCACCCTACGGCCTGTGTCTGGCTGGCCCATGACCGGGACACTGACACGGTCTATCTCTATGACGCCTATCGGGAGAAGGGCAGTGGGATGTTGCAGCACGCCGAAGCGATCAAGCACAGAGGCCCCTGGATTCCGGTAGCCTGGCCGCATGACGGTAGTATCCATGACAAGGGTTCAGGCGAGGCGCTAGCAACTCAGTACCGGAGGGCAGGGATTCGTTTTCTAGGCAGCCACTTCACGAACCCGGAAGGTGGGATCGCGGTGGAGCCGGGGATCATGGCGCTACTGACGCGGATGCAGACGGGGCGCTTCAAGGTCTTCAACCATCTCGACACCTGGTTTCAGGAGTTTCGGATGTACCATCGCAAGGACGGCAAGATTGTACGCAAGGTCGATGACTTGATGTCGGCCACCAGGTATGCCGCACAAAGCCTCAGATACGCCATCACGAACAGTTTCCAGCCCAGACCTAGTGTAGCCGTGGGCAGTCTCTCAGACGGCACCTTCGACCCCTTTGACTTCTGGGTCAAACACCCCACCCCGGAAAGCTATGGCCCGCTCAATTGATTTCAACCCCAGAGCCACGCTAGGCCAGCGTCAGCGTGAGTTCCAGCAACTGCAGGAATCGGGACGCTCCGCACAGGAAGCCTACCAGCAACTCTACCCGGACTACCAGACCGCCTACGATCAGGCGGTGGCCTTTCAGGATACTGTACAAGCCGCCTATGACGCTTTTCAGGCGAACAAGACCCAGGCCAACCTCGACAGCTACAACGCCTTGAGCGCTCAGTACAGCCAGTTGCAGACCAGCTACCGGCAGTATGAGCCACAGCTTCAGGAGCTGCAGGCGACAATGGCGGGAGCCTCTACACGCTTGCAGGAAATTGAAGGCGAGTTGCCGGAGCTGCAACGATCCCTACAGATTGACCGGGAAGCACCGAAGCGTCAGGCGCGGGAGCGCAGTGGCACTTCCATCCTGACCCGTGGCACCAGGAGGGCAGGCTCGGTTCGATGATTGAAAAGTGTACCCTTGCCGATGTGGATGCCCTGATGGCGGATTTGCGCAACATGTACAGCGAGATGGCACCCTTTGGCAAGATGGATGAGGCCAAGTGTGTGGCCTTTCTATCGGACAGTATTGAGCATCATGTGGTCCTGAAAGCGACCAACGGCCCCCACCTGTTGGGGCACATGGGCCTACGCGCAGAAAGCCATTGGTACACCAAGGACGTAGCGCTCTACGAATACTACTGTTACGTCAACCCGTCTCATCGCAAGACCCGTACTGCTTTTGATTTATACAAAGTATCGAAGCACATTGCCAAGGAAGCCAAAGTCCCTTTTTACTATGGAACCTTCCGCAAGCCAGAGTCTGATTTTGAACGAGTGAATAAATTTTTGAAACGCCAAGGGGGGCAACAGATTGGATCACAATATTTTATAGGAGTGAGTGATGTCGTTATTGAGTGAGTTTGTAGACAGAAACACGAAGGACTTACAGAATTTAGCTGGCGGTGGTGGTGGTGGGAAAGGGAACCCATTTAGTCCATCAACTGTGGAACAAAATCGCCAAGCTCTAGCGGATAGACTAAATCTCAATGTGGATCAGGATCTGATACCAATACAACCGAATCTGGACCAGGATCTTGCGGCCCCTGTGGTTCAAGCAGTAGAACAAGTAGCGAAACCTGTACAACAAGCCGTAGAAACAGTAACTGCCCCTGTGGTTCAAGCAGTAGAACAAGTAGCGAAACCTGTACAACAAGCCGTAGAAACAGTAACAGCACCCGTAGTCAAAGCAGTAGAAGAGGTAGCCAAACCCGTAGAGCAGGTAGCCCAGACAGCAGTCCAGGCAGTCACCCCTGTGGTTGAATCCGTAGTGGATGTTGCCAAGGTTCCTGTTCAGGCAGTAGAACAAATCACAAAGATTGACGCACCAAAGGTGGTGGAGTCGGTAGCGAAGGAAACGATACTAGCACCAGTCAAGGCAGCCGAGACGGTAGTAAAAGCGGCAGAGCCAGTAGTCAAAGCAGCTACACAGGTAGTTCAGCAACCCGTCAAGGCGGTACAGGAGATTGCCAAGATTGATGTACCGAAGGTTGCAGAAACGGTAGTCAAGCAGGCTGCCCAGGTACCGATCAAGACCGTTGAAACTGCCGCACAGATTGGGCTTTCTGTAGCAAAGCCAGTCATGGATTTGACCAAGATCGACTACGCCCGTGACTTCAACGAGTTATTGGACAACGCCAATGAGCTTGTGGGCACAACGCTTTTGGAAGCAGGCAAGGCGCTAGAAGGCATCCCTGCCACCCTTTCTGCGTTAAGCCCTTACGGTTCTGCAGGCAGCGGTAGTGGTGGTGGTGGTGGTGGTGCGCAACTAGACGCCAACGCCCCGAATCTAGGCGATGACAAAGTCTTCAGTGATCTGGAAACCGGCACAGGCAAGGGCTCTCAGATGTCTGAAGAGGAGCGTCTACGCCGCATCCGCCGCCTGCTGACTAACCGCTATGGCCGTGAAAAGACCATTCTAGGCGGTGTAGGAGACACAACCAGCCGCCGTAGGTATGCCGTATGAGCGAGTTAGCCAACACTTTGGTGCAGGAATACGAAGCGCTCAAGGGGGAGCGCGGCAACTGGGAAAACATGTGGCAGGACATTGCCGAACTGATGATCCCCAGGCGTGCCGACTTTACGAACCGCTACCGCGCACCGGGGGAGCAGCGGCGTGACCGGATCTACGAAAGCTCTGCTGTCCGCGCTTTAGTTCGTGCCGCCTCTGGCTTGCACAACACACTGACCAGTTCTACCGTCCCCTGGTTTGCCTTGGAAACCGAAGACCGGGACTTAATGAAAAACCGGCAGGTACAGCTCTGGCTGGAAGACGCTACCCGCCGCTGCAACGGGATCTTCAAT